CTCAAACCCGTGGTTTCCGCCCGTGCTCGAACAGGAGCGCCTGCATATGCTCGCCACCGATCCCGACGAGTACGACCACATCTGGTGCGGAAACTTCATCAATCTCATCAAGAGTGCGATCTATGCCGCCGAACTCCGCGCCGTCGATCGCGAGGAGCGCATCCGCAGCGTCCCCTACGATCCGTCGAGGCCGGTGGACTGCTTCTGGGATCTGGGCTATGGCGATATGACCGCGATCTGGTTCGCGCAAAGCTTTCCCTTCGAGTACCGCCTGATCGATTACATCGAGGAGTCGGGCCGCAATATCCAGTGGTACCTGCAGCAGATGCAAAGCCGCGGCTACATCTACGGGGCCGACTGGCTGCCGTGGGACCTGGGCCTGCACGCCGCGAGCCTGGGATCGGGCAAGAGTATCGAGGAACTCATGCGGCTGGCCGGGAGGAAAGTTCGTATTGTCCCGAAACTCTCGGTGGCGGACGGCATCAATGCGGCGCGCACGATCTTTCCGCTCTGCTGGTTCGACCGGGAGCGGTGCGAAGCCGGATTGCGGGCGCTGCGGCACTACCGATACGGCGAGGTGAAGACGACGCAGCACGTCAGCAGGGAGCCGATTCACGACCGTAACTCGCACGGCGCGGACAGCTTCCGGTACTTCTCGGTGATTGCGAAACCGCCGAAGCCCGCACCGCCGCCGCCGGCGGGACGCAGGCCCGCGGTGCAGAGCGCGTGGTCGTAACGCCCCCGGACGGGGGCACTGGTGGGATTAGGGCGGATGCGGGCGGATGAGGGCGGATTGTTGAGGGAGGAACCAACATTATGGCAAAACTGACGGCGAAGGCGCGGAAGCACATTCCTACGTCGGAATTCGGGCTGCCGGGAGAGCGTAAATACCCGATGCCCGACCGAGTTCACGCGGGTCAAGCCAAAGCCCGCGCCACCCAGATGGTCGAGAAAGGCCACCTGAGTCCGGCAGCGGCCAGTCGAATCAGGGCGAAAGCAAACGCGATCCTCAAAGGCAAATAACATGGCGAAAAGCACACTGCACCGTATCGAGATCGAGCCGACCGAGAATGGCTTCCTCGTGCGCCACCACATGAAGCCGACGGCGACCCACTCGAAGGGCACCGCATTCGGGGGCCTCGGGATGCACGCACCGGAACCGAAAGTCCACACGTTCGGCAAGGGCGAGCACCACGCCCTCACGGCGCACCTGGCGGCCGCGCTGGGGCTCGCGAACGCGAAAGAGGAGAAGGGCGAATCGAAAGCGTTCGAGGCCGGGGAAACGGAGCCCGAGGAGTGAATAATTTACGCCGCGAGGTCAGCCAGGTGCAGCGGCTCGTGTACCCGGCGCGGAAAGAACCGACTCGACCGGACGTGCGGGACCAACGGGCATGGTCGCGGCTGATCTGGGGTGTGCTCCAGGAGAACCAGGAACTGAGGGCGGAAGTCAATCGCCTGAAGGCGAGTGAGGCATAGATGCAGACGCTATCGGAACGCGCGGAGATTAATCGGTTCCTCAAGCGCCACGGCTTCGGTGAGCTCGGGGACGCCGGATTGCTGCCGCAGTTGGCCTACGCGATCGACAACGAAAAGACATTGATGCGCGTGCTGAACTTGGCGGTGCCGGAAGAGCGGACGGAGTGCTACGAGTCGCTCCGTCCACTCTTACGATTCGTACCGCGGCCCCTCGACGTGCTGCTCTCCGAGATCGCGATGGACGCCGAGATCCGGCAACTGCCGGTGATCCAGCCGGACGGCAGCTTCAAGCCGTACAGCACACCCGAGGTGCAGGAAGCCGTGGCGAGGGCGGCGGCGACGGGCACGCTCGAGATGGTCTGCGACCGCTGTACGAAGTCGGAGCACATCCCCGCGATCAGCCGCGCGTTCGCGGTGGAGCTCGCGCGGGAGCGCGGGTGGACCGAGACGGGCGGCATTGTGCGGTGCCCCGAGTGCAGCAAGCTGCTGAAGGTCGCGGAGACCGCGCCCAAGGCCGCGGGCGCTGCGCTGGACGGAATTGACTGAGGATCGCGCACATGCCGTGGACGAGGCGCGCCGTCAAGTATCTATTGAGCAAGGGTTCTCCGCTGACGAAAGACCAGCAGACGAAGATGAAGGCTGAACTGCACGAGACGCCGAGCCTCGGGCACGCGAAGAAGGGCAGTGCGGCGTTAAAGAGGCCAAAACGTTGATTGTCCGGCAGCTACAAACTCAGGGCACGTTCTACCGGCCATCCTCTTTCCAATCTGCCAGCAAGCGTGCGGCGTTTGATTCCGAGTTCCTGCGCCCATTGTGTGATCGTGAGCCGTTTCCCGTTGAATTCAATGAATCGTTTGTCGATGACCGGTTCTTTGTTGATATACCACTGCCACAACTCGGTGGTTTTATCGCAGTGAGTGCATCCGCAGGATCGGGATGCTCCCTTCCGCAGATTCCCTGCGGCGACCGTCCGCTCGGTTCCGCAGTCGCACCGGCACAAATAGCGGGTTTGGTTCTTGATGGATTCTGCTTTAGCTAGTACTGTCCACCGATAGAACCTGCATCCGATCAGATCCTGCTTTGGCACAAGCAGATTATAAACGTGGCTGAGCCCAAACCAAAAAAGAACGAAGCCCTCCTCAAGGAAATACGCGAGAAGTACAGATATTGTGTTTCTGCGTGGCGCGAAGCACGCGACGAGCGCAAGACGGACCTGCAATTCATCTGCGGGGACCCCTGGCCCGCCATTGACCGCAAGGCCCGCACCGACGCCGGACGCCCCTGCGTCAACCACGACGAGTTAAACCAGTACGTCAACCAGTCCGTCAACCAGCTCCGCATCAACAAACGCGGCGTGAAGGTCGAACCGAGCGACTCGGCGACCACCGACAAGAGCGCCGAGCTGAGGCAGGGCCTGATCCGGGCCATCGAGTACGACTCGAACGCCCAGGCGGCCTACCTGCACGCCGCGCAGGACATGCTCGAGGGAAGCTACGGGTTCTTCCGGATCTCGCGCAAGTACCGGTCGAACGACCCCGAGGACATGAGCCCCGAGGCCTTCGAACAGAAAATCGTCATCAAGTCGATTCAGAACCCCGACAGCGTGCTGTACGATCCCGACGTCCAGGAGCCCGACTGGTCCGATGCGAACTTCTGCTTCGTCCTCGAGCCGATGCCGGTCGAGGAATTCAAGCTCCGCTACCCGGGCGCGGAGAAGGTGTCGTTCACGACCGAGGACCGCCTCGAAGCGCCGGAGTGGCTTCAGGACAAGGTGATCCTGGTCGCCGAGTACTGGAAGGTCAAGGTCAAGCGGACGAAGCTCTACGAACTCGAAAGCGGAGAAGTCGTAGACGAACCCCCCGAGGGCGAGGAGCCGAAGCGGTGGCGCTACGTCGACCAGCGCGAGGTCTGGAACTACGTCACCAATGGCGTCGAGATCCTCGAGGAGCCCGAGAAGCCCGAACCAGGCGACCAGATCCCGATCCCCGCCGTGATCGGACTCGAGCGGTGGGTGGACGACGGCGGTGGCGCGAAGCGCAAGCTCTTTTCGCTGGTGCGGATGGCGCGGGACCCGCAGTTGTCGCTGGCCTATATCGTGTCACAGCAGATGGAGGAGGCTGGGTTGAGCCCGCGCTCGCCTTATGTCGGATACGTGGGTACCTTCGACACCGACCGCGAGGCCTGGGAGACGGCCACCAAAGTCGCGCACGCCTTCTTGCAGGCGGACCCGATACCGGATAGCGCTAACGGGCAGATCCTGCCGCTGCCGCAAAGGAATCAATTTACCCCGAACTTCGCCGCGTTTGAAATCGCCAAAGATAGCTGCCGGCGTGCGATCCAGGCCGCGATGGGGATCAGCCCGCTGCCGACGAGCGCGCAGCGCGAGAACCAGAAGAGCGGCGTGGCCTTGCAGCGCATCCAGAGCGCCGAGCAGACCGGGTCGTATCACTTCGTGGACGGCTTCGAGCGTGCGCTGATGCGCGCCGGCCGGATCATCGACTCGTGGATTCCCGAGGTCTACGACAGCGAGGGTCGCGTCGAGCCGATCCGCACGGCGGACGATAAGCAGAAACTGGTGCGATTGAATACCGAAGAGCCCTACGTGGACGAAAGCGGCCAGCAGGTACACCACCAGGTTGCCGACGGCACCCATAACGTAACTATCAGCGTGGGGCCGAGTTCTGACAGTCAGCGCGATTCAGCAGCCGAATTTTTGAAGGGTCTCATCAGCAACCTGCCGAACCTGCCGATCCCGCCTCAGGCCCAGGCCAAACTGCTCGCAATGTCGGTACAAATGCAAGCCCTCGGAGTAAAGGGCGATCTTATGGCAGACGTAATCAGTCCCCCCGAGCAGGGCCAGCCGATACCGCCGCAAATGCAACAAGCGCAGCAGGCCATGCAGCAACAATTAGCCCAACTCCATAGCTATGCCCAATCCCTCGAAGGAGAGGTCCACAAACTGACCTTCGAGAAGCAGGCCAAGGTGGTCGAGCACCAGTACAAGATGGCGGAACTGGACAAGGAACTCGAAGTCAAACTCGCAGTGGCCGAGATAACGACCAAAGCTCAAAACGTGAATGAGCGGTTGTCTTTCGTGGAGGACTTCGTGAAGCAGCAGCAGCAGCACGTCCATGAAGCCGCTATGGCGTCGCAGCAAAATGCCCATGATGCAGCAATCATGGCAGCAGAGCACGGTCAAGCCGAAGACATGACCGCTAATCAGCAGGCTCAACAGGAGCCGCAGCCGACTGAACAAGGAGCATCCGCTTGATGGCTTGTGTCGCTGCGCCTTTACGAGCTTTGGCGCTGCGCTGTTCAGGGGTCTTTGCCGCTTCGCGCTTACGGGCCCTCTCGCTGCGTGCTTCGGGAGTTTTTTTCGCTGCCGCCTTACGCGACCTCTCGCTGCGTTGTTCCGGATTCATTGCCGCTTCGCGCTTACGGGCCCTCTCGCTACGTTGTTCGGGAGTCATTGCCGCTGCGCCCTTACGGCCCGCCGCGCTGCGTTCTTCAGGCGTCTTTGCAGCTTGCCGCTTGCGGGCTATTTCGCTGCGTTCTTCGGGAGTTTTCGCCGCTGCGTTCTTACGGGCTACAGCGCTGCGTTGTTCGGGAGTTCCCCATCCAATGATTCCATCCCCACCGTCCGTGCCATTAACGAGCTTCGCGCCGTTTGCGCGGAAGTGGGCAATCCAGCGGCATTCCGCATCTTTCCAAGCATCGCCGGTTCCAGATTCGATGACTTCCATCACTGGCTTGAGCCCGATGCACAGTAGAGAAAGAATCCAGTTCGTCCGATGGCTTTGCTTGCGCCCATACACCGCTTCATGAAGATGTGCGCTCAGCCTCTGTCCGCACTTTCGCGAAGTGAAACCGACGTACCGGACCTTTTTGGTGCGCGGATCGCTGAGCGTGTAAATGACCCAATCCATGTACTCTCAGAATGCCTCAGAACCCCTGTATTTACTAGGGTCTGAAGTACTTGTTACGTACCATGAGTTCCATTCACTCAGTTAATCAAAAGGAGTAATCAATGCTAGCAGTCATCACACCGATCGAAGGTGGGCAGGTGGATAATTCACTTCCTGGCGCGCCGGGTTATCCGTCACATGGACTTCCAGGAATTCCTGGCGTTCCGTCACACCCGATCGTCCTCCCGCCGCTTCCGGGCGTTTACCCGCCCCCGGGAACTCCGACACAACCCATCTATCTGCCGCCGCCGGGGCAGGTGGAGAATCCCATCGTCATTCCGGGGAGCCCCGAGCATCCCATCGCTCTACCTCCGGGCAGTGTCTGGCCGCCGTTGCCGCCCTCGGCTACCGGCAAGTATGCCGTGCTCGTGTACGTCGTAGGCGTCGGATACCGGTGGTTCGTGGTCCAGGGGCCGGAAGTCTGGCCGCCGGTCGCCGAGCCCAAGTAAGCGGCAGTGAAAGCGGGGTAATTCAGTGGTAGAAACCAAGGCTCATAACCTTGGAGTCGCCGGTTCGAATCCGGCCCCCGCTCCCAAGTTCCTGAAGCAGCAATATGG